TAATAAATTCTGCTGTTTGCATAGCCATTTTACCTTGTGCGTTCACAGCTGCAACCAGAGGAGCTCCTATCAAATCTTCCATTGGTAATCCTTTAAACTGATTTGCGATAGACATCTGTGTATATTATTAAATTATATAAAAATAAATCTGTAAATGTATTTTTAAATGACAAATATTTTAAAATTTTTAAAAAATAAAAATAAAATTGATTTAAGAATTAAATATTAAATCAATACAAAACAAATCAATATGTCTTTCGTCAAAAAATCAGAACAAGTATCATTAGAAAACATTGTCTTTTCAGACTTAAAAAAACAAGGAAAAGGTGGTTATCTTTCATTTGTAAATTATAAAGAGGATGGAAAATCAACAAGATTAGTTTTACAAACCCCAAAAATGTTTGCTCCATTTGGTGCTTCAACATTTCAAAAAGATGGTAAACCAGATCAAATGCCAAAATATAATGTTCGTTTAACATTAGATACAAAAGATAAAAAAATTAAAGCATTAAAAAAAGTATTGAGTGGATTAGATCAATTATGTTTGAAAAAAGCAGCAACAAGTAAAGATTGGTTAAAACAATTATCTTATAAAAATAAGAAAAAGAAAGGAACAGAAGGTATTATGGAAGATTTAGAAGATAATAAATATACAACATTAGTAAAAGAATCAACAAATGAAAAATACCCAGATGCTATGAATACAAAAGTACCAATTGATTGGAAAAATTCTCAACCAGGATTACAATTATACGGTAAAAATAAAAATAAATTAGATTTATCATTTGATAACATTGAACAATTATTACCAAAATTATCTGAAATTAAAGGATTAATACAAATTTCACATGTATGGTTTGTAAGTGGTAAATTTGGAATTACATGTAAATTATTACAAGCAGTTGTATACGCAAAAGAAACATTATCAGGATTATCTTTATTAGATGATAGTGATGATGAAGAAGCAGAATCTGATGAAGAAGAAGAAGATGAAGAAAGTGAAGTAGAAGTAGAATCAGACTCAGATGATGAAGAATAAATTCATTATAAAAATAACTTAAAAAATAAATAAAAATTTTAAAATCCCAATTAAAAATAAAAATTTTTAACTGGGGCAATGGTAAATAGCCCAAAGGATGGTAGGACATAAAATCCGATTCCGAATTACCCAACCGAAAAGTTGTAAAACTACGAGTTCTGGCCGACAGAACCCCATAAGTCGCGAATATGGGAGGCTATCGGCCGGAGAGGCATGTGTCATAGTACGATGCCGATGAAGACTGAAACCGTCGTTAAACTACATTCCTGGCCAGGAATTATCGGGGTAAAAGAACTAATATGTATTATAGATTATTTAAAATTAAAAAAATATTATTTTCTGGAAGACAAAAATCTTCCATTGATTAAATGTATTTGTTTTCAATATATAGTATTCATAAATATTATATATTAATTCTTTCTTATTATTATTTTTTATCATTTACAGATACTTTGACATTGCTATTAAATTATCTAAATTTCTACTATTATGTGATGGTGTATTATTTTGTATTATTTGTGGATTTTCAAAACTATTTATTAAATTATTATTAATTTTACTCATATTAATTTCTTTTGGTTTTATATTTGGATTTTGAACTTGTTGTGATTGCATTTTATTTACAATATTAATTTTATTAAAACTATTTTTATCATAAGTTCTTCTATTATTATTATTACTCATTTTTTTATAATTTTGTAAAATTGCGTTTTTCCATGATATAATTAGTATATTTGGATTTTGATATTTTACAAATAATCCTTTTTTTCTTAAAGCAACCATTATAAAAACTATACATGCTCTAACATTATATAAAGCATGCCCAAACATATAATTTGGAACTTCATAAACTAAATTATATTGTTTTCTTTTATTTACAATTTTTATCTTTTTATATATTCTTAAAAGAATTTTTTCATAAACTGAATGTTGTTTTTGTTCAGAAGCCATAGATTCATCAATTAAAATATTAATATCAAAGTAAGACATATTTAATTATATATATTATATTAATAAAATTATTTTTTTAATACAAACAAAAATTTTAAATAGTAAAATTGAATATACTGAATAAATTAACTGATAATAATTATGAATTCTCAACAAATTTATGAAATTAAAGATATTCAAGATATCATAAATGAATACTCTAATAGCATTAAAGATTTTAATAATCATAAAAATAAAATGAAAAATACATTTAAGGCAATTAATAGTTTAGAAATATTTCAATCTTATACTGTTTTGGGACGATGGGAACAACTTGATTGTACATATTATTTAAATACAAGTGTGGCAAGATTTACACAGCCTACTGAATTTTCAACAGAATATACTTTAAGAAAAAGAATAATAAGTAAAAGACATTTCCCATATTAAAATTGATTTTATATATTTAATTAATTATTAATTATATAAATAAAAAATGGATTTAACAAAATTACCAGAAGTTTTAGAAGATATTGTTTTAGATTTTGCTTCACAAATAGAACATACAAGAAAATTTCAAAAAACATTAAATACAATTAAAACATTAAAATTATCTCGTTCATCAATGGGTAATATGAGAAATACAGATAAAAAAACATATTATATTTTTTACTCAATAACAGATGATAATATGTTTATTAATAAAAAAACTCCAAATAAAAAAACAATGATAAAAAAAGTTGTTAATTATATTAATTATAATAGATTTAATGGTAGTTATTTTGATTTTTTTGATATAAATGAACCAATTGATTGGGAACAATATTATTTTTAATTAAAACAATTAAAAAATTAAAAATACTTAAAAATAATATTTGAATATAAATTATATTGAAATATTATGTCTATTCAACAACCTAACCAAACTATTACAGAACAACCACCAAAGAAAAAAGGACGAGGACGTCCAAGAAAACATAAAAAGGATGTTCCAAAAAAATTAAAGAAACGAGGAAGAAAAAAGAAAATAGAAAAACAAATTTTTAATTTAAATAATTTACAAGAAATTGAAATACAAAGTAAAAAAATTGAAATGAAAAGTATCATTGTTCATTTACCAATTAATATTAAGGATTTTGAAGAAAAAAATACAGAAATTTTTGAAAATGATTTCTTAAATTATGACCCTTTAATGAATCTTGGAGAACCAACTGGTTTTGATTTAGCAACGGGTTCTTCATTACTTACTGTTGAACACGAACAAGTTGAAAATAATTTTAGTGAACAAAAAGAAGAACAAGAATATCAAATAATTAACAATGGAGAAAATATGATAAAAAAGATTAATAATATTATGATGGAATTTCAAAATTTCAATGATAAAAAATTCTTTGAAACTGATATTTGTTGTTGGCATTGTTGTCATAAATTTAAAGATATGCCTTGTGGAATACCAGAAAATTATAATAATGAAATATTTCATGTTAAAGGTGTATTCTGTAGTTTTAATTGTGCTTTAACATATAATTATAATACAAAAGAAAATGAAAATACAATTCAAGAAAGAGAGAGTTTATTATATTTAATGTATAAGAAAATTCATAATGTAAAAGAAGTAGAATTAACACACGCACCAGAAAGAGAAACATTAAAAATGTTTGGTGGAATTTTAACAATTGATGAATTTAGAAAAAATCAAAATACATACGCAATGGTTTTCCCACCAATGTTATCAATTATACCACAATTGGAAGAAATCAAAATATTAGAAACAGCAAAAGAAGATAATTTAGTTATAAATACAGATAAAAAATCAAAAAAATCAAAAAAAGTTACATTAACTAATTTATTTAGAAAGAAATAAACAATTTAACAAATCAAAATTTAAAATGTATTAAATATTATATCTTTACTATAAATATATAATATATTAAGATGAATCAATTTAATAATACAGAAGATTTCAGTGATGATGATTTAGGTTTAGGTATGTTATCAAATCAAAATGATAATAATTCACAAGGTTTGGGAGCAATTAGTGATTCATCAAGTGAAGCATCCACAAATTTAGGAAACAGAAATAATTTTAATATGAATAGACCACAAGAAGATGACGCAAGATCAACATTTTCAGCAGCAGATTCCGTAAAATCAGTATCATCATATGCTGGTTCAGATTTAACACCAGAAGAAGAAGAAAAGAAAAAGAAAACATTATTATTTAAATTAAAAAGATTACAGAAAAGAGGTTATCATTTATCACGAGCATATAATATTGATTCACCATTAGAAGAAATTCAAGCAGAAGTTGATACAATTAAAAGAGAAGCTAACTTAGAACAAGGAACAAAAGCAGCAAAAAGAGGTTTATTATTTATGACATCTGCTCTTGAATGGGCAAATAATAAATATGATCCTTTTGATGTTATGTTAGATGGATGGTCAGGTGAAGTTCAAGAAGATGTAGAAAATGGTGAATATGACGAAGTTATGGAAGAATTATATGATAAATATTATGATAAAGTATCAATGTCACCAGAAATGAAATTAATGATGATGGTTGGAGGTTCAGCTTTACAATTTCATGTTAGTAATACAGTTGTAAAAACAATGATGGGACCATCTGGAGCAAATAACTTATTAAAACAAAATCCACATTTAAAAACTGAAATAATGAACGCAGTAAATAAATCAGAAATGGGACAACAAATGCAAGCAGAAATGGGTATGGGAGCACAACAACCAAGAAAAGAAATGAATGGTCCTTCTGATGTTGATGATATCTTAGCAGAATTAGAAAATGAAGACTTAAATGCTTCAAATAATAATAATGTTATGGAAAAACCAGGAACAGTAACAATTGATGGTTGGTAAAAATAATTAAAGATATATTAATAATTATTAAACTTTTTTAATAACTATTAAAACAATATACTATTTAATAAATATATGAACAAGGTTCTGAAAATTTAGGTGGATTAAATTGTTGTTCTAACTTATCAATACGATTATTAATATGCTTGATTTTTTTATTTATATTTTGTTCTAAATTATTTATTTTTTGAAATAATTGTTCAAACATTTTTTGTTGATTTAAAATAATTTGAGATATATTATTTTCATTACTATTAAATTTACGTTTTTTAGTTGGTCTTTCAATGTAATTTGAATTATTTTCTGAATATATTTCTGAAAAACGTCTTTTCATATTTAGGTATATAACAATATATTATTTTTTTTAATCATTATATTTAATTAAATATAAATCTATGCTTAAATCTAATCAATGGTATTTTTTATATTTAAAATTGATTCCAGTTCTAAATTTAATTTATATTTAAAAATCTAAATATATAGAATGATTCAATTTAATAAATTAAATAACAGAGTTAACAATTTAATTGCCAATAGTATTC